TCGTAAATTTGTACGACTCGTTTTTGGATTGCTGGTCAAAAACCAACTGTACACCGGCGAAAAGCTGGACACCGAATATAATACCGAGTCGAACTGACATTCGGTTTTTCGTAAAATATACCGAAGGTCTGTTAAAGTTACCCTTTTTTCTGAAAAACATATCAAAATCTTTTTCAAAAAGTTCTTGACATATCACCAGAATGCTATCAACCATTAATATAATGCATATTTAAATCATATAAAATATTATTTATGTGTATTTCTTTTTGTTCACATTGTCTTTAATTTAGAATTGAACAATCTATTTGATTTACAAAAAATATAAACCACATTGCTTCTTGAGGTTATCGTATAAATATTTAATGTATAATATAGATTATTTTATTTAAATAATTATAATACTTTCAACCGATAACACAATATGGCTACACCATACTTTGTCGAACTACAAAGAACCTTGCAGTCCACTGTCGAACCGCAAGGCATCCTGTCATCTCTAAACATTATCTTTCCGCATCTATTTCCAATCCCGACTTGAATTCCACCGCCAGCTTATCATCATACACCGTAATTTTCTCCACCAGTCTCCGAACCAACTGCTCATCATATGCCAGCGGCTCGTTCACCTGCTTCTCTAAAAATCCTCTCATTTCCTCAATCCTCTGTCGCCTGCCATCCCTCTCCGCATCCTGCGTCAGAACATCCTGTCGCTGTTCCCTCAGTTTATGAATCTCATCTGCAACATTCCCATATTCCTTTTTGCCGTTTGCCAGCCGTAAGAGCTCCTTCTGTAACTCCTTCAACCTACGATCAATCTCCGCAATCTGCTCCCCGCTTTCAATCTCCAGCACCTCTCTGATATTCTTCTCTAAAACAGGCAGAAATACATCCTTTCTGCCAAATACTTCCTGAATCGCCTTTACAACCGCATTCTGCAGATCCGATTCCTGAATAGTCGGTGCATCACATTTTTTTGGTCCATGCTCCACACGGGTGCAGCACCGCCAGACTGTAGAATGTTTTCCCCTGTTGTTCCATGCAATCCTGCGGTAAATGTCCCCGCATTTGGAGCAGTAAACAATGCTTGATAAAGCATACTTGCTGCTATATACCCGCTTCTTCCTTTTTACCCCACTGTGGAGGTTTGCCCTCCGCACCATCTCCTCCTGCACCTGCATATAAAGGTCACGGGGAATGATTGGCTCATGGCTGTTCTCCACATAATACTGCGGCACAATGCCATTGTTTTTGACCCGCTTCTTGGAAAGAAAATCCACTGTATAGGTTTTCTGCAGGAGGGCATCTCCAATATACTTCTCGTTCTGCAATATTTTCTTTAACGTTTCTGACCGCCACTTTGCCTTTCCCGCTGCTGTCAGGATGCCATCTGCCTCCAGGCTTTTCCCAATCTGTGCAAGACTTGCCCCTTCCAGGTATTCCCGATAAATCCGTTTTACAACCTCTGCCTCTTCCGGCTCAATGATCAGCCGCCCTTCCCCATCCTTCGTATATCCAAGGAATCGGTTATGGTTGACCTGCACAAGCCCCTGCTGGTAGCGGTACTGCAGTCCGAGCTTCACATTCTGGCTTAAGGACTGGCTTTCCTGCTGTGCCAGCGATGCCATGATGGTCAGCAGCACCTCCCCTTTGGAATCCATAGTATTGATATTCTCTTTCTCGAAAAGCACGGGGATATTCCTGTCCTTTAACTGACGGATGTATTTCAGGCAGTCCAGTGTGTTCCTCGCAAAACGGCTGATGGACTTGGTAATGACCATATTGATTTTCCCTGCCATGCATTCCTCGATCATGCGGTTAAATTCCCCGCGCTTGCGGGTGTCAGTGCCAGATAGTCCTTCATCCGCAAATATCCCGGCCAGTTCCCATTCGGGATTTTTCTGTATATATTCCGTATAATGTTCAATCTGTGCCTCATAGCTTGTTGCCTGCTCCTCACTGTCCGTAGAAACACGACAGTAAGCGGCAACCCGCAGCTTTGGCTTATCCTCATTCTTTTCCTGTCTTGTTGCATGGTATCTTGCCGGGATGACTGTCACATTTGGATTATTGTTCGTCACCATTGCTGTCCCTCGCTTTCTATCAGGCTGTAGACATATTCCGCCTGCAGGAATGGGTCATCAAACATCTGCTCCACCAGCTTTGCATGGAACACTGTTGGAATCAGAATCTCCTCCTGCACCGCAGGCTCTTTTATCCTGCCAAGGGCTGCCGCCCGCCTCATCCGTTCCTGTTCCGCCCTGTCAAATGTCTCCCTGTCTATAATTGCCGGATAATATTCATCTCCAAGATAATGCTTGTTTTTAAGCATCCGGCTGATCCCTCCGTGAAAAGAAATAACCCCTGCTTTTTTTGCGGCAGTTGCCAGGCTGTCTCCTTCCAGATAAGACCGGAAAATCTGCCGTATCTGTCCTGCCGCCGCTTCATCCACCACAGCACTTCCATTCTCAATCTTATATCCAAACGGTGTATGCCCCATTTACCTCACCAGCCTTTCTTTCAACGTAATCCCGCATTTCAGTTCAAACCCAACTTTTGTCCGGGAATATACTATAATCCGGTTTATATATTCTTCAAACAGCCCGCCGTCAAATGCAACCAGCATTTCAGACTTTGATGCAAATTTTAGCAGCCTGCTGACTTCCTCAATTTTTGACAGGTTCCCATTCATCATTTTTATCAGAATATCTTTCTGCCCCTGCAGATGCTCCAGTTCTGCCACCAGTTCATTTTTTTCCTTGTTGAAAAGGGCTGGCTCCAGATACCCTTTCGTCATCAGTCCGGCCAGTACCTGTCCCCGTTCCATGACTGCCTCAATTTTATCCTCTAATTCATTGACCCTGTGGTAACTGCCGTCATCATCCACCCTGCGCAGACTGTCCAGCAGCGGACGGAGGATTTTCCGATGTCCATAAACCAGCTTGTTCATCATCGTTGTAAATGCCGCCTCAACCGCATCATTACGGATAAACTGCATGGAACATTCCCCTTTTTTCTCTATATGCCTGGAACAGCACCATGCAATATACTTCTGGTGGGTGGAATAATGGATTCTCCTCTTGAACGTACTTCCACACTCCGAGCAGACAATCCTGCCCGAGAACGGGTAACGGTTCTGATATTTGCTCCCACTGGTCACACCCTTTTCTTTTCCCCTCTGACTGATGACTGCAGCCACAGCCTCAAATGTCTCCCTGCTTACGATGGCAGGATGGTGGTTTTCCATGTAATACATATCCTTCTCACCATGATTGGCATGGCGGTTAAAATGGCTGTCCGTATATGTTTTCTGAAAAAGGATGTCCCCTGTAAACTTTTCATTTGACAGCAGCCCCCTGACTGTTGACGCCGTCCAGCTGCCGCCCCTCTTTGTCGGAATGCCCCATCCATTCAGCTCCGAGGCTATCCGGTGAGTGCCTTTCCCTGCAAGCGCTGCATCAAACATCCACCGCACAGTCTCTGCCTGCTCCTCATTGACTACCATCTGCCCTTCCACATTATCGTATCCGTATGGAGGATAGGCAACTTTGAATGTTCCATTCTGAAAACGCCTCTGGGCCGACCATTTGTTATTTTCCGAAATGGAAACTGACTCGCTTTCCGCAAGGCTGCTCAGAATGGAAAGCATCAGCTCGCTCTCCATAGACTGTGTGTTCAGGTTCTCTTTTTCAAAATAAATGTAGACCCCAAGACCGGTCAGCTTCCGTACAAGTTCAAGGCAGTCCGTGGTGTTCCTGGCAAACCGGCTGAGGGATTTGGTGACGATAAAATCTATCTTTCCATCTTCACAATCAGAGACCATACGGAGCAGCTCGCCACGTTTTTCCTTCTTTGTTCCTGTCACTCCCTGATCATAATACAGCCCGGCAAATTCCCATTCCGAATTTGCTTTTATATACGATTCATAATGTTTTTTCTGTGCCTCCAGACTCACAAGCTGTTCTTCGCTCCCTGTAGAAACACGGCAGTAAGCAGCCACCTGCAGTTTCGGTTTTATAAAAATATCCGCATTGCTGCTTTCAATCTTTGTAATCCTTTTCATCAATTCACCTCGCTTCTGGTACGTGACATATTCGCTCTAACAGCCGGTAATATCAAGTCATTTTAGGCATAATTTCAGACAAAAAAGGTGAGAAAGACTGGCGGTTTTTTGCGGTAATTTTGTTGAATTCATCCACAGAAATAAGCCCTGTGCCGAGCATCTTTTCCAGCAGTTTCTGAGCCATATAATAGTCATATTCCTGTTCCAGTTCTTCCGTGGTAAAAGTTTTTACATAAGAAACCGGGGACTGCTGCTCCGGCGTTAATTTTGTTATCTGCATCATATTCCTCCAATCGGAAAGAAAGTTCCTTCATAATACGGAGAAAAAATCATGCTTTTGGGGACCCACGCCTATGAAAAAGCAAAAAAATAATGCCCATCAGAGAAATAAATCTCCAATGGGCATAAATCCATCATCTGTATTCAGTTATCTCAATAATTCATTTGCTTTTTTCTGCACAGCGGAATAATCATATCCTGCGGCAGTAAGTTTCTGCTTTCGTTCATCACCATTGCCCCAATCACCACGGATAACTTCACTAGCGATGGTGTCAACGGATTTCTTTGTACTTGATGTATCAGCAGGATATACCTTTTTGCCATTTTCATCAAATACAGAATAGCCTTTGTTGGAGCTGGCACATTTCTTCGCATTGGCAAGAACGCTGAATGCACCTTTCTGCGATCTGCTGTCTGCCCACGTCTTACGCACACGGTAAAACTGGGATGCGGCTTTATCCGCAGAAATTCCTGTGCCGAGTGCCGCCGTAACCCTTGCCGCCAGATCGCCAAGCCTTGCATACAGCCAGTCACCGGGGCAGGATTTGTTTGCAAACCAGCGGTGGACGGTAAGAACCATCTCATCAGACTTTGGCGTATAGTTGAGTGTTTTATTCCTGTCACCGAGCCACAGCAGCTTCTTTTTACCGTTCCGCCTGCAGATATCTGTGCAGAGTTTAACGAGCGAATCGTAAACCCTGCTGTTCATTGCATACGGTTCTGCTTTATCACTGGCGCATTCGATAGTGACGGCTCTCTGGTCATTAGCATTGCTTGAGGAACACCAGGAGCGGTTTTTCTCCTCCACACAAAGGGAAACTCTGCCGTCCGTGCCGATACCATAATTGCAGCTTGCCTGCCTTGACGGGCTTGTAAAACATCCGCAAATACTCTCTACAGAGAGCTGCCCCACAACACAGTGGGGCGTGATGCGGTCAATGCTATGCGTCCTCTGTCCTGAGTGGTTCGGACTGAGCCTGGTGTAAGAAACCATAGAACTGTTTGTATAAGCCATGATTATTTGTCCTCACTTTCCGAGCGGCTGTGTAACTGCTCTAATACTGTTTTGATTTTTTCAGGGACGGGAAGCCCCAGATATGCTGCATTCTCCAGAAGGCTCACGCCCTCATTTGAAATGTAGAAGAAGATAACTGCCGTCCTTAACACGCAGCCCGTTCCGATAACCTGCACGTCAAGGATGTTTGCGATACCCACAAGCAGGAAGATCAGCACCTTTTTGAAAATGCCTTTGAATCCGACTTCGCTTGACAGCCTGTGGTCAATAACCGCACACATAACGCCCGTGATATAATCGATAGCCACAAATGCAATGAGCGCATACAGCAGTCCGTCACAGCCGCCAAGAAACCAGCCGAGCCACCCTCCGGTGGCAGTAAAAATAAGTTGGATCGTGTTCCAGAATTCTTTCATGATGAATCCCTCCTTAAAAAGATTTTTGTGTATGAAAAAAGCGGGGCCCACAATGGACATCCGCCAGTTTCCATGAAAATATTAAATTGTATTTTGTTACTGCGTCCGTTTCCACATATAGCAGGTGATATACGGCTGTAAGTTGCTGTGGGCATTGCCGCTTCCGGCAGCAGCCGTGGAGCCGGATATGGTATGCTCGTGAGCTCCTGCACTGGCAGTTGCCTTATTTGTAAGAGCCGTATATGTCGTGCTGTCAACAATTACTTTGTTGCTGGCATTATCCACACCCCATCCTGATTTTGTCAGGTTCAGGTTATGCTTATGGGCGCCGCCGCTGTCAGCAGCAAGCGTACCCTTTGCATGGCTGTGGCTCGGCATCTGCGCCGTGGTAAGCGTGACTGTGGACGCACCGCCGGTCTTTTCCACCGTGCTGAAATTGGTATCCGAAGCATTGACTCCCACAGGCACACGCCCTGAACCCCATGCCACCCATGTGCCTCCGAAAAAAGCTGACGGATTGGTATTGTTTACGCTCATATAAATGCTGCCGACAGGATACACGCTTCCCGCTATGGAGCTGATATAATCTTTCAGCAGCTTTCCGTACACCTTTACATCCCAGTCCTCCGAGACCTCAAAACAGTTGTCCGTCTCAGATACCTTTCCTATGGCTACTCCTTTTCCTCCGCTTTTGAAATCCATCACCACCGCAGCCGTTGAAACAATGTCCTGCACGGAGACCGTGTTGAACTGGTCTGCAATGGTGTAGCGTATGTCATAGGAGTATTCCGTAGATATCTGCCCGCCACCGAAAATGATCGGGTCGCCCGAAGAGAAGATGACGCCTGCATTTGTCCACTGGCTGTCTGCTGACCTTTTATAATAGATCGTCCTCGTGACGCGGTTGTTGTTTCCACAGGGCGCACGGTTGTACAGGGCATTGCCGAGGATATACGTTCCGTCATCAGATAAGTTCCCGCCACTGTCACAACGCTGTGAGGTGTAGGTTTCAAAATACGGCACAAAATACCGCTCCACGGTAATGGTGACTTTTGCGGCCGCCGAAACCCTGCCCCTGGAATCGGTAACAGTTGCCGTAAAAGTGATGTCTCCGTAGCTGTTCAGAAAACCCGTGGTAAGGCTTGCTGAAGAGCCTGCAAAGCCGCCACCCGAAATAGAATAAGAGGCTATGGTTGAACCGTAGCTTCCCGCAGCGCCGTTCACTGTCAGCTTTGCCTTTGATTTTGACTGCACATAGATCCCCCATGTTGATGGGACAGTCCCGTCAACACGCTCTGCTGTCAGACTGGTGATTGTAGGCTTCACGTCTGCAGGGACGGTCAGCGTCATGGTGCAGGTCTTTGAACCAATGCTCGTGCTGCCGTTATACGTGGTGCAGGTTATGGTGCAGGTGCCTGTGGTGGATTTCGGTATCTGGTTTGCCAGGGTAAGCGGCGGGGTCCAGGAAACAGATGTGCTTGTGGTCTTTGTAGCAATGGTTCCCTTTGCACTGCCAAAAGTATAGGACAGCGTATGGGTAAAAGAAGATGACGCCCTCGTTACCGTGATGGTGCTTGCCGTTCCGAGATTGACCGACTTCGCCGAAACAGAGGATGCCCTCGGAATGGTGTTCAGCGTCACCGTTGCGCTTGCCGTTATCTGTTCATAATAAGTCCCGCTGATGGTCGCCTGTATCTTAAACACGGCAGAGATTGTAATGCTCTTTGTGCCGTCGCTGTTATGGGAAACGCTCTGGGATACCGTCCCAAGCGTGTGCGTACCTGTCCCTGATATGGAAGATGAAGTAAAGGATTTTGCAGTTCCGCCTATGGTACAGGTGTTGTTCCTGCTGCCAATCCCAAGGCTCCAGTCATTGATGAGATACAGCTTACAGGTAATGGTAGATGTGTTTGCGGACACATCCTGCGCCTGGCTCCAATCCACCTTCAGCTTGTAATGCCCGCTCACGATTGAATTTGAAAAACTTCCGCTTGAAGCCATAGAAACCTCCTTCCGTTACACCGGGCCGCGCCATTTGATGGACAGATTCCCGTTTGCCCTGGGGATAAAATCAAACCAGCCGCGGCTTTCATTGCCCAGGGACAGCTTATTCCTTATTTCCGCATTGGTGATGACAAGGCTCTGGTTGGAAATGTAGGCGATCTTCTGGCCGTTTTCCTTAAAGGCAAGGGACTCGCCAGAAAGCTCCGCCGTGAAAGCATTGCCCACCCTGCCAAGCTCGATCAGTGCGCCCTTGAAACGGATATATTCTTCCAGGAGCGACTGGTTCTCCGCGACCGTGCCTTTTATCTCATCCGTGACCTGCGTGAAATCAAAGCGTATCTCCGTGCTGTTCTGCGTGATGCTCGTTTCAAAGTCCTGCTGTATGGCTTCCAGCTCCGACCGTGAGATGTATTCCTCACGCACAGACAGATTGATTTCCTCCGCCGTCTTTGATATTTCGGAATAGCACTCGTGGATATTCTCTTTCAGCGAGTGTGTGGCATCCAGGGCGTTGGATGCGTCTTTGACTGCCGCGCTGATCCTGGATTCCTGCCCTAAGATATCCTCCTCCAAAGCGGAAATATTCTGCCCCTGCTTCACCGAAGCGGAAGTCAGCGTTACGCCGCCTGCACCGATGGTTATGGTATTGCCCGACGGATTGAGGTAATCCTTCGTTTTGGAAAGCACCGGGTATCTGCCGTCAATGCCGTGCGGGGGAGATTTACACTCCACATACTGCCGTGCATGGATATCGGGAATATCCGCACCGGTATCCGACTCATCAACAATGGTCAGTTCCATGCTTGTGATGCCTTTCGCAAGTTCAGAGAGCCTTTGGTTTGCCTTCCGTAAAAGATTAGACGGCAGGTTTACATCTTCCCATATCTCCGTTTTCCATATCCAGCCGATTTCCTTTACCGCCGCTTCATCAAACACATAATTTTTGCCGTCATTCACAGAAGTAATGTCAATCCGTCTGTCAGTTTCCGTTTCATTGCCCTCATCGTCTGTTTCCCTGATTTTAGCTCCAAGAGGAATAAGTGCCGTGGCACGTTCCGTATGGTCGGTGTTTATCTTTACATCAGTAAGGTTCTTCCCAAACTCCACTGTCTGGAGCGATGTCTCGCTGAAATCCGCAAGATAATCAATCACCTTTCCATTTTCAGTGTATCTCAGACGGAGATATCCTCCATGTGTATTGATGAGCTTCTGTCGGACTGCATCCATTGTCACGGAATAATCGGAACTGCTGTAGTGGACATAATCGTTATCATCGGTGACCGTCACATTCCCAACCGTGAATTTTTTCTTGTCCTCCACGGCTTTGTTATGCTCTGAAATGAAATACTCCAGCAGACCCTTCAGCGTACCGCTGTAATCATAAGGCGGCTGGATGGTGTCTTTCAGATAGGCGAGTGCCGATTCGCACGTCCAGGTGTGGGTGTTGTAAAAATCCGTGCCATTATCCAAAGCCCTGCCTTCAAACACCGTATCATCGCCGCGTCTGCATACAATCACTGAGGACATCGGCTTGATGTCGGCAAGGTACGGGTGGTTAAAAGGTGCGGAAAGGGCCAGGCTGTCAATGCTTTCTGCGTCCTTCTGCACCTGTGCTTTTGTGACGGCAAGGGAAGATAACTGCGGGTGGTAGAACAGATTCCCGTCCACATAAATACGGAATAATCTCATAGCCGTCCCTCCCTGTATCTGAAAGTAACCATGCCGCCGGTAACAACCTCTATCTCATTTTCTCCCTGCGATAATTCCAGTTCGGGAAAAATCCATGTGCCTGCACTTACGGTTTTTATAAAACTGTCATTCCCGACCTGCCATTTCAGGGTAGTTTCATCTGTCACCGTTGCCTTAGGGACTGCCGGCATAAAATCATTTAAAAGGATTACATTTCCTCCGCCTGTTACAGCAACTGCCGTTTCCTCTGTATGGTAACGGTAGGCATCCGCATCAGAAGAATTTATGGTAAGCTGCCCTTTATGTGTCAGTGGATCATATCCTGGCATGATTTCCAAAGTGCCGGCATAATAAAGAGCCGGCTCCTCACTCAAAATTACATCCACAAGCCGCCCTGCAAAACGGTTGACTATCTGCTCCGACATCTGATTAAACTTTTCTCTTGTGCCGAGCATGGAAAGCGTGATGTCAAAAGACCTCGGCTGGTAAGATACCCTGCCCAGAGCCTCAGTGTATCTGATGGGGGAATTTCTCCCCGGCACAACAATCGTGTTTATCTGCGGCTGCGGCGCCGGGAAATTGATACCCTCACGAAGCCAGCCGAGATTTAACATAGAAACATTATTCAGTTTTACATCAGGAATCATAGGCTGAGCCTCCTTTGCAGTTTCTGTGATCTTCCAAGCCCTCCGTCGATATCCGGGAGCAGATGCCCGACAAGCGTCCCGTCCTCAAGATAGATGCCCTTGCTGCTGTTGTCTGCAATGACAGCGAGGTATTTCTCCATAGCCGTCATGTTAAGCCGTGCAGAGAGGATATTTTCAAGCTGTTCATAAAAGCCTTTCAGCGGCAGGATTGCTTCCTTTCCTGCTTCACCGCCAGCCATTAAGGAACTGCCGTTCATACCGAACACAGTCGGCTTTGCCATGATGCCTCCCTCTTTATACCAGTCAATAGACAGGTGGGGAACGCTCGGCGGGGAGATGGACAGCTTGCCGCTCACCCTAAAGTGCGGCAGCTTGATGTGCGGAAGATTTAACTTCATACCGCTGAAAAATCCCTTGATAGCGTCAACAATGGACTTCACTTTGTTCTTTGCCGCTTCAATCGGCGATATAATCGCATTCTTTATTCCATCCCACACGCTTGTGGCTGTGGATTTTATACCGTTAAACACAGAAGATACCGTGCTTTTTACAGCATTGAAAACACTTGAAACCTTGCTTTTTATTCCGTCAACCACACCGCTTATCGTGGACTTGATGCCGTTCCAGACAGAGGAAGCTACAGACTTTATTGCATTAAATACGGTCGTCACTACGGTCTTGATTGAATTCACAACTGTTGAAACCTTCGTGCTTATCGCATTCCAGACGGTACTGAACACGGTTTTAATGGCATTCATCACCGTGGAGATAACAGAGGATACGGCATTGATAACGGTTGTTACAACACTCTTGATTCTGTTCCAGACACTGATGACGGTTTCCCTGCAGTTTTCCCAGATAAAGCGGAACGGCAGGGTGATGATGTCAAATGCCGCTTCCAGTATCGAACCGATAAACATCACTGCCGTCTGTACTGTATTTTTGATGCCCTCCCAGACGCCTGTGAAGAATGAAACAATACCGTTCCAGATACCCTCGAAAAAAGTCCTGATATTCGTCCAGACTTCCGTCCAGCTTGTGCCGAACCAGCCGAGGACAACATCCGCCACGCCTTTCAGCACATTCAGGATATTGGTAAAGAAAGATACCATACCGTTCCAGACAGATGAGAAAATCCCTTTGACGCCTTCCCACATCTGCGACCAGTTGCCCGTAAACAGACCGATAAATACATCAAGGATTCCTGTAATTACCCCCGTCACCGTAGAGAGGATATCTGCGATATGGTTGAACACGCCTTCAAAAACAGGGGCAAGGAACTGGCACAGACCGTCCCACACAGTTTTTATCACATCAGTAATATCCTGAAAGCTTAAACCGAGGGCATTTAATCGGTCAACAATGCCCTGACAGAACCCGGATACCGTTTCTTTTATCCGGTTCCATGTGCCGATGACCGCCTCACGGAATCCCTCGTTTGTATTCCACAGATGCACAAAGGCAGCGACAAGCGTACCGATCACTGCCACCACCGCCACAACGGGAACGGATATCCCGCCGATAGCTGCTCCCAGTTTACTCATCAGGCCGCTCATACCGCCGACCTTTGCCGACAGCGTCATAATTCCCTGTGCCAAAGACGAGAACGCTTTCATTGCCGTGCCGACCTTGGAAACGGTTGTTCCAATAATAATGAGCAGCGGACCTATGGCGGCGACAAGCAGGGCTATTTTTACAACCGCCTGCTTTGTACCCTCATCCATACCATTCAGCCTGTCAATAAATGCCTGAACATGGGAAACGATGCTCCGGATTGCAGGCATCAGAATCTCACCAAAAGCAATGGCTAATTCCTGTAACTGCGATTTAAGGATGGTAAGCTGCCCCGCAAGGTTATCCTGCATGGTGTCAGCCATTTTTGCGGAAGCCCCGTCACAGTTGTCAATCGCCCCGGTCAGCTTTGCGATGTCGGCAGGGGCGGCGTTCATAAGGGCAAGGAAACCGCTCATGGCATTCTTGCCGACAAGTGACTCTGCGGCATTCGCTTTCTCGGATTCGGATAATTTACCGAAAGCACCGCGGCAGTCAGCAATGATATCCGACAGCCCCCTCATGGAGCCGTCTGCATTGGTGGTGGCGATTGTCACATCACCGAGAGCCGCACCGCTGAGTTTGATATCCCCGGTAAGATTGTTCATGATGGAACGAAGCGATGTACCTGCCTGCGAGGACTTAATCCCGGCGTTTGCCATCAGACCGATAGCCTCAGCTGTATCCTCTGCAGAGAAACCAAGCGCACCTGCAATCGGCGCACAGTATTTGAAGGTCTCTCCCATCATAGAAACATTCGTGTTGGCATTCGAGCTTGCCGCCGCAAGGATATCTGCAAAATGGCCGCTGTCCTTTGCCGTAAGGCCGAATGCGGTCAATGCGTCCGTGACAATATCAGATGTAGTTGCCAAATCCTCACCCGATGCCGCCGCAAGGTTCATAATGCCGTCAATGCCCGAAAGCATATCCTCTGTTTTCCAGCCTGCCATAGCCATATAATTCATGGCTTCAGCGGCTTCGGATGCGGAATATTTTGTCTTAGCTCCCATCTCACGGGCTTTGTCACGGAGGGCTTCTAAATCCTTTCCCGTTGCACCGCTGACAGCCGCTACCTTACTCATGGAAGTGTCAAAATCAGCAGCAGTCTTTACAGCGGCAGTCCCAAGACCGTCAATGACGGTGGTAACGCCCATCATCTTCTTACCGGCTCCCGCGATTGTGTTGCCCGCGTTTTCTAATTTCCCGCCGACTTCGCTGATTTTTGCAAGGGTTGTATTTGTCCTTGCCGCTTCCTCCTGCAGGCGGCGCAGCTCCTGCTCCGTTTCCACAATCTCCCTCTGCAGGGCGTCATATTTATCCTGTCCGAGAGTGCCGTTTTCAAGCTGCTGCTTTGCCTGTATCTGTGCAGTTTTCAGCGTTTCCAGCTTATCCTTTGTCGCACCGATGGCATCCTTTAAAAGCCTCTGCTTCTGCGACAGGAGTTCCATATTGCTTGGATCGAGTTTCAGCAGCTTGTTTACATCACGGAGGGAAGTCTGTGTGGTTCGCAAGGTGGACTGCACGCCCTTTAAGGCTTTATCTAAACCCGTGGTATCGCCGCCGATTTCTACTGTGATTCCCTTGATTCTGTTAGCCACCCAGATTCCTCCTCTCCTAAAAATGGGCATAAAAAATGCCCGGAAACTTCCGAGCATAAGAAAAGCATCGATTATTTCTAACCGATGCTTAAAAATTATTCATTTACCCAAAGCAACAACTGTTACATATCACTCAAGATATCATAACTTAATGTCCTAAACACTTGACAAAAGTTCTGGAAACCATCTTCTCCCACAATATATATATTCGGCATATATGACATTCTTACTTTTGAGTAGGCTATTCGTTCCAATCCGTTGTCTACTGATGTGTGATTGCTTAATGCTACATCTACCTTTCTGATTTTTGCCTGCTCAATAAAATAATCCAATGACGATATATATTGTTCTACTTTATTCTTTTCCCTTGGCGGTGTTGTGCCGCCCCATAAAGCGGCCATATGGGTCTGTCCATCTTCTGTTACAGGGAAAATATAACTCATACATCCGGGCGTATGTCCAGGAGTACTGTAAACATATATGGTTTTGTTCCCTAAAGAAATTGTATCGCCATCCTTTATGTGAACATCTATCTTATAATCCTTCCATGTTTCTGGTCTATTCGGTTTTGTAGGATGCGTTTCCCAGTAAATATCATCTGTTTGGGAAAGATAGGTCTTAGCATGGCAATTTTCTACAAGCCATTTTCCACAACCGGTATGGTCAACGTGTCCATGAGTTAAAACTAATTTTTTTATCATTTTAGTATTCCAGCCTACATCATCAATTGCTTTAATTATTAAATTATATGCCTCTTCTTTAGGCCAAATAGCATCTATCACAATCAATCCATCTGTAGACTTCAACACAAAGCAGTTCGTTTCTTTATTTGAAACGATCAGTAAATCGTCAAAAATCAGTGCATAGGTAAAAAAGCTCATATCCTCCATAGCACGGATTGTTTCTCTTGTGACTGTTGGTTTATTTTGTCTTGTCATTAAAATCAATCTCCTCTGCACAAATTATAATTTTAGTTGCACAGAGGATAAACGATTTTTGGAAGGTATCCTTAGAGAATCATTCATAATTCTGTTCCTTTCTTTCAACTTATTATATTTTAATTATACCATACCGAAGTGAAAAAGTGGTGAACAATATCTAAAATTTATCGAAGTCCTCCTGGGTGGCTTTCTTTTTGTACTTCACATCATCATTGGCTTTTTCCGTCCAGATATCGAGAACAAGCCCAATAGTTAAAAGGTCAAGGTCGGCTATGGAGATGCCGATCTCCACGCACCGCAGGAGAAACAGCGGCGTTGTCATTTCCCGCTCACTTGGGCGAAGTTTTTTTTAGACTCCACCTCCGCCACCATGTTCTCGCCCCACAGCTTGAGGATTTCAGGCAGTATCTCATAAATGGAGAACATATCAAACTGGTCAAGCCAGTCCTCGATGGTCGGCGGTATATTATTGTCGGCGTGGTAAGCCATAATATATGCCACGTTCTCGAATATCTCCAGGTCCTCAATCTGGAATTCATCACCGTCTTCAGTCTTGCCCTTATAGGACTTCTCCAGCTTGGATAAATCCTTGAAAATGTCACGTTTGAATTTTGCACGGTATAATCTCGGAATAGTGGCCGAGGAACGGAACGGCACTTTCTTACCGCAGATTTCTATTTCTTTTTTCAGCATTTAGACTCCCTCCTCTGACACAGTTGCAGGGCTTACATACACATTTTTATACCAGTCATCATAAGCCGCCTTATCCGTGGTATCGCCCGTCCTTGCCTTGACAAGCCCGTCACTGCGTGGGTCAGCCGTAATGGAGAGCGTTTCCGTGCCGGGCTCAATGGTATCCTCTTTTGTCTCTGATTCGATAGACGGACGGGATGCCGAGCAGTTATACAGCACATGGCGGATTGCATTGATATCCCCGTCAAACTCAAAGAGCAGGGCAAACTTCACGCTCTCGCCCACGCCGCTGTTTTCCACAAGCACTCCCTTATCATCCAGTGTTTCCTGCAAAATCTCTGTTCGGAACCACTCAGGGATAAGTGCAATCTCCAGATCGCCGCTGTATCCGTTGTTGGTGACGGAACGGAAATATACAATGCCGTCCGCATAAAAAGGGGAAGATTCACCTTCTGCGTCAAGGCTGATGCTCACCGCACCGGGAATGGCTTTCGGCTTCTCGTAGGTAAAAGCCAGCACGCCGTCCGTGACTGTTTCCGTCATCTTGGCTGCGTGGACATTTTTCAGATTATATTTGACTTTGTTTCCCATAAATCAAACCTTCATTTCAAATTGGTAAAGGACTTCATACAGTTTTTCCGATTCAATCCACACTTCGGATTTCTCATAAAAAATACCATGCCCATCAAGCACAGCCTCCACTTTCTGTTCCGCCGGCAAGTCCTTACAGTCGGTGTACAGTTCAATATTTACTTCGCCTGCCTTAAAATACACCCTGCCGTCTGCCGAAAAGTTGTCACTGCCTGGGAGCAGATAGCAGATAAACGGCGGGTCTGCCGCTTCGCCCTCCGCAAAATGGTCATAAGCGAAAGGCAGGTGTATCTCTTCAAGCATCTGAATGATCTCATCCATTCTTAAGACTCCTCTCAATCTCTTCTTCAAGCTGCCGGATACCTGTCTGTTCGGCAGGGGCAATGTGGCTTTTCCCTGCAACCCTGCCGCCGCCCCGTTTGGCATGGCCGTGTTCCAGCAGATGGGCAAGCTGGTAGCGGTTTTTGGAATACACGGTTACTTCCAGCGAGTGGGCATTTTCTTTCGTATTCTTCACCGCCCAGCTTTTTGCATAAGCCCCCGTGTCTTTCGGGGCATTCGCACTGATTTCCTTTTTCACGGTATTTCCCGCCTTGCGGACGGCTTTCTTCATTCCCTCCGTGGAAACATCCGCATAATCGTTCAGGCACTCCATCACGGTATCCGCCAGTGCATCTATAGAAATCCTTCTGCCCATATCACCGCCTCGCTTTCTGGCATTTCAGCTTGACCGATTTCTTTTTGAAATTCTTATGGTCAATGCCGAGGATGTTATAAATCTCACCGTCATACAAAACACGGCAGCCCGTGGAATCAACGGCGGAAATAGACTTGCAGTAACGGACTGTAAAATCAATCTTTGAATTGTCCACAACCGTTCCTGCGTCCGTGTTTTCACTTGGTGATTCACCACTTACGGTGGCATGGCAGGAATAATAATCCGTCCATTCGTTTTTGTGGTTTCCTATTTTGTCCACCACCACTGTGTTTTTCTGTATCACTATTTTTACATTCAAAAGTGCAATCTCCATCAGAACTTACTCCTCCTGACTCCCTCAAGCAGGGAACGCAGGGAAAGGGTAAGGGCATGATGGTCTGCGTCCTCCCGATGCTCATACAGATATGCCACCGCATACATCACGGCGATCTTCGCAGTCTGCGTTCCGGCAAATTCCTCTGAAGAAAGCCTTGCTATATCCGCACACAGGCTTTCCGCAGAATGCAGGGCGTCTGTAATGAAACCGTCATCGTCCTCAAAATCCACACGCAGATACTGTTTCATTTCCTCCAAAGACACAATCATATATCCCACCACCTCACAGTGTTATTTGAAAAAAATTATGCTTTCGCCGTCTTTGCAGCCGCCTTTATCTTTAAAATCTGCACCGCTTCCGAAAGCACCAGCTTGCCGTCCACACGCTCTTTTGCCACAAAACCGATCATGCCGTTGCCTGCAAACAATTCTGTGAGCTGTTTGAAGGAACGTGTCCCTCTGTCTCCGATGTTGTAATATTTATAATCGCCGAAAGCAATTGCGTCTGTCGGTGCATAAGGGGAAGTGTACACTTCATATCCAAGCAGTCTGTCCGGCTCTCCCTGGGTAAGTGCAGGCTGCCACATATACGCACCGTTGTTGTCCTTGAACGTGCGGATCTGTGCCACTATCTTATCGTTCATAATAAATTTTGCGTTTTTACGATATGGTCTTTTCAAAGAATAAACAAGGTTGATAACATCATCCGCCGCCAGAGCGTCAACCGTATTTGCGACCGTACCGCCGCCGGTTTCGGCAAACAGTCCCAAAGGCTGCCCTGTGCCTGTGCCGTTGAGGAAAGCGTCCTCCTCGGCATTGGACAGAGCCTTTCCGAACTGTGCAATGATATAGCTTTCCAGGCCAAAGGCATTATCGTAGAGCAGTTCCTCGGTTACCTTGATTGCCACATGGAGCTTGTGTGCATCCAAAAGGATCTGGTCAAAGGTAGCGTCACCGAAAGTCAATGCACCGCCTTCCTCAATCCAGGCAGCGGCAGGCTTGGTCGCTGCGATATTGATCTTGTGGTCACCGCTCGTAGTAATTTTTGTACCCAGCTTACGCATGATGTTCTCTTCTTCCAGCACATTGATCAGGCGGCTGTCGTATTCCTCCGGCACGAGATAACCGCCGTCCGCATCCACACCTTCCTGCAGGACATTGGACACCTGCTTGAAGTTGGAACGGAGAGCCGCCAGCATACCTTCACGGTATTCATCGGATGCCCTGCCTGTCTTAGGCTTCCCACCACCGCCAGTCTGCTGCGAGTTTGTCAGGATAGGCGTATTGATGGGCTTGTTAAGTTCGTTTTCCAGAGCCTCCATCTGCTCCATACGCTCAATTTCAGCACTGTAATCCTTGATCTTCTGCTCCATTTTTGCGTAGGCTTCGGCATCTTCCTTTGAAAGCAGGCCGTCCTTGTCACGCTTGCTCTCGACAAAGGCTTTTGCACCCTGCCACGCCTTGTTTCTTGCTTTCCTTAATTCCTGAATCATCATAATAAAATTACCTCCAATTTTTGATTAAATCCAGCCGTTCCATCAGGGAATCAGCTGTGGTCTTTGGTTCCTGCTTCTGAATCCTGCATTTCTTTGCCAGCTTATCCATAAGCGAATTTGTTACCGCAGCACGGGAATACATCATGCTTACTGTCGGAACAGCCATATCCTCTGCTGTATTTCTCTGCATGATCTCATCTGCAAAGCCATACTCAACAGCCGAGTTTGCATCCATCCAGGTTTCAGCGTCCATCAGCTTTGACAGCTTTTTATGGTCAAGCCCCGTTTTGATTTCATAAGCGTTGATGATGCTTTCCTTGACCTCTTCAAGCATTGCGATGGCTTTCTGCATCTCAGCCGAATCGCCCCAGGCAATCGTCGCAGGGTTATGGATCATCATCATGGAAACGGGGGACACAAGCACGGTATCTCCCGCCATTGCGATAACAGAGGCGGCGCTCGCCGCTATGCCGTCAATCTTCACGGTTACTTTTCCGGCATAATTTGAAAGCATATTGTAAATCTGTGCCGCTGCCACGCAGTCGCCGCCGGGACTGTTTATCCAGACGGTAATGTCACCGCTCCCGGCATTCAGTTCCTCTTTGAAAAGCTGCGGCGTGACGTCATCGTCAAACCAGCTGTCCTCGGCAATCGTGCCGTTCAGTTCAAGCACCCTCTCTATGGTTTCCCCGTCTGTTCCGCTGTCCTGAACCACCTGGTTCTTCCAGTTCCAGAACTTCTTCATTTTGGTTTTCCTCCTTCCCATAGGCCGCCCCAGACATCGAGAGCGGCATCATATTTCCGTTGATAAGATATAAATCCCCGCCATCCTCCGCAGGGATGCGGTCGAGGTTTTCAAGCTCACGGATGTCATTCGCCGACATCCAGCCATTCTGCCTTGCCGTGGCATAGCCCTGCATACGGCTCTGATAATCCCCTCGAAGCAGTCCGTCAACATTGAACTTTATAAAATACTTTGATTTATCATCCTGCGGAATCAGCGACCTCTGCATGGCCTGTTCCCAGCGGACGAGCCACGGTTCGAGGGTGTATTTCACAAACTCCAGGCTCTGCTGCTCAATATTAGAAAAGCTCGACTTCTCAAGGTCGCCCACCATATGCGGCGGCACCCTGAAAATACGGGCTATTTCATTGATCTGGAATTTCCTTGTTTCCAAAAACTGTGCCTCATTCGGCGAAATGGAAATTGGTGTATACTTCATCCCTTCTTCCAAAACGGCGATTTTGTGTGCATTTGACGAACCTCCGAATCCAGCATTCCAGATCTCACGCACCTTGTCAGGCTCTTTCACCGTCCCCGGATATTCCAGTATACCGCTTGGGGTAGCCCCGTTTGCATAAAATTTACTGCCGTATTCCTCGGCTGCAATCGCAAGACCGATGGCGTTTTTTGCCATAGCAATAGGGGAATAGCCCACCAGACCGTCAAAGCCAAGTCCGGGGATATGCAGCACATCATATGGGGATAGCCGTACCGTGCCGTCTTTCAGTGTTTTTGCATCGTCACTGCTGACCATATATTCATAATACAGCCGCCCTTTTTCATCACGGTTTACCGTCATCCTGTCAGGCATCAGCGGGTACAGTCCCACAACCTCACCCTTGCCGTTGCGGATAATCTGCAAATAGGCATTGCCCCAAAGGAGCAGATGTGTCATGAGCGTTTCGCGGAACACGAAAGAAGTCATCTCCGTATTAGGCTCATCATGCAGCAAAAAATACAGCGGGTTTTCGACCGCCTTTTCCTTGCTGCTCTTGTCTGTATATTGGTAGAGGTGCAGCGGCAGTCCTGCCACCGCCTCAGACAATATCCTTACGCAGGAATACACTGCCGTCATCTGCATGGCGGAGCGTTCATTGACACGCTTGCCCGATGTTGAATTTCCCATGAAAAAACGGTAGGTGCTGCCCGATGTGCTGTTTCGGGGTGCGTCCCTTGAACGAAACAGACCGCTTAAAAATCCCATATCTTCTCACCATCCTTTACAAAAATAAAATCCCCCTGTGGTCATACACGCTTTCTGTCACAACATTTCCGCAGCGGATAGCCCTGTCAAGCCCCATGATAGTGGCAACAGCCCCGTCAATCTTTTCTGTGGATTTTTCCTTATCCGCCTTGATGTTGCCTGCCGGGTCGGTCCTGATGAAAATATTGTCCATCATCCAGCGAAGGACAGGGTGGCCACAATGTGCAATCTTCTGTTCAAGCACCAGCTTCATAAGCTCCTTTGTGGGCGGCGACATATCCTTAAATCCCTGCCCGAACGGAACAACCGTAAAGCCCATGTTTTCGAGATTCTGCACCATCTGCACGGCGCCCCAGCGGTCGAAGGCGATCTCACGGATATTAAAACGCTCTCCGAGCCGTTCAATGAATTTTTCGATATATCCGTAATGCACCACATTGCCCTCAGTCGTCTGCAAAAATCCCTGCCGTTCCCAGACATCATAAGGCACATGGTCACGGCGGACACGCAGTTCAAGGGTGTCTTCGGGTATCCAAAAATATGGCAGAACCATATATTTATCATCCTCATCAAGCGGCGGAAATACCAGGACAAAAGCCGTGATGTCAGTGGTGGAGGATAAGTCAAGACCGCCGTAACACACACGCCCCTCCAGGTCATCTTCCCGGACAGGGAACGCACAGCCGTCCCATTTGTCCATCGGCATCCAGCGGACTGCCTGTTTCACCCACTGGTTCAGACGGAGCTGCCTGAATGAATTTTCCTCGCCGGGAGTCTGCTTTGCCGATTCACAGGCGGCTCTGACTTTGTCAATCCCGACCGTAATGCCGAGGGAGGGATTTGCTTTCTTCCACACCTTTGGGTCAGTCCAGTCGTCACCCTCATCCGCACCGTAAATCACGGGATAAAATGTCGGGTCAATCTTTCTGCCATCCAAAATATCCTTTGCCTTCTGGTGTGTTTCATAACAGATGCTGTTGGTATCCGTACCCGCCGTAGTGATCAGGAAGTAGAACGGCTGCATCCGGGCATCGCCGGAGCCTTTGGTCATGACATCGAACAGTTTTCTGTTCGGCTGTGTATGGAGCTCATCAAAGACAACACCGTGGATATTAAATCCATGCTTGGAATAAGCCTCTGCTGATAGCACCTGGCAAAAGGAGTTTGTCGGCAGATACACGATCCTTTTCTGTGAGGCGAGAATTTTGACACGCTTATTCAGTGCAGGACACATCCGCACCATATCCGCCGCCACATCAAATACGATAGTTGCCTGCTGACGGTCGGCGGCACAGCCGTAAACCTCGGCACGTTCCTCTCCGTCGCCACAACAGAGCAGAAGAGCGACTGCCGCAGCAAGCTCCGATTTTCCCATTTTCTTTGGTATCTCCACATACGCCGTATTAAACTGCCGGTAGCCGTTTGGCTTCAGCGTACCAAACAAATCCCTGATTATCTGCTCCTGCCAGTCGATCAGTTCAAAGGGCTTTCCCGCCCATGTGCCTTTGGTGTGGCAGAGGCTCTCTATGAACATCACAGCAAAATCGGCGGCATCGGAATCATAGCGGCTGTCCTTTGACTTGAATTTTGTCGGCCTGTATTTTTTCAATTTTCGCAAACTCCCACCTCCATCCGGGCATAAAAAACAGCCTGCCAGTGGCAAGCCGGAATCTGTCTGTACAAGATACAGAGCCTTGCGGCTCCGCACCAGGAATTATTTATTTTGTAACCTGTCCCAAG